AAAGCCACAATCATCAGCGTCACAAATGATGCTACGCTCATCCAGAGCTTTCTGCTTGTCAGTTTTCGCGTCCAATCAATCTTTTTCATTGTCATACCTCCTTAATTTTGTATATACTTCCATCCGGATATTTGATGTCCAGAGCCAACACCTCCGGCTGTAGCTTTTCGTGGTAAATGTCATCCCCGCCGGCAGTTTCGTACACCTTCCCCAGCTCTCGGAAGGTCTTTAATCCGTCCGGTGTCACATATCTCTGTGATATAAATTCCTTGTGTAACCGCCACAGAGTTGTCCGTAGCGAAGCAATCGTGCGTTCGTTGTCCTTCTTGATGTACTCTTCCAGCATCCGAGTTATATTCCCTACATCCTGTTTCAATTCTATTTGCTTTTTATACAAATCGTCCTGCCTTCTGGCAAGGTTGTCCCTGATCGTAATAGATTGCTGGTGGTACTCCTCTTGCTTTGACACAACTCCACTTTGCAGCTCCTCTATATGTTCATAAACTGCTGCAATCTCCTTTTCACGCTGTTTCCGGAAAAGATTCTTTTTCTTTACCAACCCCAGTGCGTCAAGAACCTTATTCCAGCTTTCTACGATAGTCGGGATAAACATAAGCACACCAGCGATCACAACCGCGATCGTCCCCCACCCAATCTCTTCCGCCTTTTCTATCAGCTCAATAATCATTCCTTACGCCTTTCTCATTCGTCGACTTCTTTCCATACGCTATCTGTTCCTACAGCTCCCGGCTCCCATACATTATTGTCGACCAGAGATTCCCAGACCTTACTATTGTGTTTTACCTTATCGCCTTTTTTATATCCGTTTGTGCTTCCAGGCTGCTCCCAGTCCGGGATAACACCAGGATCAGGGATGAGTACCTTTGCAAACAGGGACGGTGCCGCTTCCGGGGTCCACTGCTCCTGTTTATCGTGGTCAGACAGGACATTGTACAGCACTTTATTATAAGTGCACCGCTGCCCTTTTGTCAGATGTGTTCCGTCCTTCAGTGCTTCCCATTCAGGGTACAGCGACGGCACGAGCAAAGCCTGTGCATCCGTGTTATCCACAGCGCTGATTTTAGCCTGCTCTAGCATTGCCAGAAGATTTTCTTTCGCTTTTTCCGTAAACATATCATTCGCCCTCCAAGATTCCGTTGATTTCATTGATGCCGGACGTGATGCTGGACACATCGTTTTCCAGCTTTGTGACTTTATCAGTCAGTCCAGCCGGCAGCACTGCTTCTTCAACTTTTTCCATATGCACCGTACATACAGCCACATGGGATTCCGCAAACCCGCTTTCTGTGGTTGCGTCCTCCTGCACGTAATTGATGGACGCTATCACGTCAGGCGTATATTTCAAACTCACGAATTTTTTAAACCCAGCATATCCGCATATCAGGTCAGTCCCAACATAATATCGCATCACAGCCGTATTCTCAGCGTTCGAAAACATGTCAATTATGCTTTTTGTATCGCTGCTTTTTATAGAGATTTGCAAGGTTTTCCCGCTTTGGACAATTCCATCAATCTCCAATTCTTTCCCAGATTTAAATACGATTTTTCTCATATTCTTACCTCTTTTCTGTTAGTATTTTAGGTTTTTTCTACATATCCCCGTAAAAATATACTGTGCCGGTTAATCCTACCCCTCTGTTTTCCACAGAGTTTGCTGGTCCGTTCACAGAATTACTGCCTGCACATCCGGTAATTGTGATAGTCCCACTTGATGCATCATAGCTCAAGGTAGGCGAACAAGTGGCAACAGGATCATAAGCTGCCCTACCTCCATAGTCGCTATTTCTATGTGAGCTCGATGTTTTGGCATTTGTAACTACAAAAGCAAAGTCCTCTGCAGTCAGTTTTTCATAGCCGGATATATGGGCAACAGAAAACGATCCATTTCCAACCCCTGATTTAATAACATGCCGATCTGTCTTACCCAATTTTTTTGTTACTGTATCAGCACCAGTGGAGTATGTGATATAAACCCCGTCCTCTCTAGCGTCCATGCCTTTGATCGCACCATTGTCGTTGAGTGAATCAATATTGGTCTTTGCCTTCGCAAATCCGTCCGCGATTCGCTGTTCGAGGTCGTTCATGTTTTTAGTGTTAAACGCATCGCCCTCCTGCGATACCTGTCCCTCACTGCGGGAAACGTCATACGTTGCTGATTCTCCGTTTGCAACGTTTTTCAGGAGCCGACGTCCTGCAAATTCCACAAGGCGGGCTTTCCATTCTTTCGGTGTAAACCATGTTTCTGCCATTATAAAATCCCTATTCCTTCCCCGGCGTAGATTTCATCGCCGCAATAATAATAACTGCCCATAACTCTGTCATATACATATTTGACATCGTGTAAGATCTTTTCTATGGCGTTCCATTTTTGATAAGTAATCAGCGGCGGGTCTGGTGTGGCAGGGGTATCTTTCAAAGCACTCCACGCTTCACGGATCCGCTGCACGTTGTCGCAGATCCGTTTAAAATCACTTACTCGCGGAATCTGATTCGCCTCCCACATCTTTACCGTCACGCTTACCGCCAAAGTTTCAGCGATCTCACGGGTGTTACTTTCGATCCGGTTCAAATCCGCTGCATTCAAAGCTCCCTTCATTCCGGCAGCCCATTCTATTTTTTCTTCTTCGGCGATTGTCCCTGCAGCGTATTTATCATTCAAAACCTTTACCCGTTCAATGTCCGCCTGCGTTCGGTCATACACCCATTCCATCAGAAAATTCCTACCTCCTCATCAGCATACAGCTCGCCGGAATAATACTCTTCTGATGTTATTTTATAATATCCACGACATTTTGCCGTACCCACAAATCCACCTGTAAGGTCAACGCTAAGCGATTCTATACAGGCGACAAAATTTCCGTGCATTTGCAAGGTATTTTCAATCTCCGCCCAGTCCCCTGCTTTTTCCTCTGCGGACAAATGGCGTGTCTGGATGATCTGCTGGAGTTGGTAATAATCCAGGATGTTGTCTGCAACCTTCTGTGCGCTTTCGTAATTCAAAAGCGTTCCGGAAAACGTTTTCGTGTTCCGCACTTCACCGGACTTTATATGCTCGATTCTGGACAGTGTAGCCAGCTCTGTACCCGTATATTTGTGCCCCGTGATCGTGACCTCTGCACGGGAGTTTCCCGCGATTTCCAGCACAACATAGTACGGCATTTGTTTAACAATCCTTCCAGCAGATGCGCTCATGTTCGCTGCCGGGCTTGTGAGCTGAATTGTATGTATCCCTGGATCGTATGTGCCTTTCGTAATCTCGCTTTCCGCCGCGTCCAACACCCATGTTTTATATTTTACGCTTACGTCTGACACATAAGGATCTGCCTTTAACGTCGTGGAAAATTTCCGGCTGCGCGGAATCGTTGTCGATATTTTTCTGGTCGATTTTCGTATTTCGATTCCAGATCGGCGGGACGTGTTCATAATAGCCGAACAAGCGAATAAGACCTCCCGTAAAGCTTTTTGACAGGTTTGGATTTTAAGCGTGCCATACAGCGGCGTTTGCGCCACCTCTTCCTCAACCGTATAATCTTCAATCCCTGCTGCCGTCATAATCTCTTCGATTACACTCCCCGCCGTTTCTCCGGCGTATATCCGCCCGTCTTTAAAATCCACATTAGCAAGCATCCCTTTATAGTCAATCGCCGATATTTGGGTTACATTTTTAGCTGTACTGTTAGATTCCATGAAAAACACACCCAGCGGCATCTTCACGCCGTCAACGATTTCGCAGGGTAACATTCTCTGCTTTTTCTGCAATGTTTTGTGCAACCCGTCGATTTTGCCAATATTAAAATCATCATCAGGATCAACAAAGTCAAACGTAAGCTTGTCCGTCTTGACCTGATTACTGATAGGGTCTGTGTCATTTACAAGCTTCGCGCTTTTTATGACATCCGGATCCCAGATAAACGTTGTGCCATACTCGAGATAGTTTAACTTTACATTGTGCCACGGTAGGGCACGTACAAATCGGATCTCAATTCGTCCGTATTCCTCCACCTGATTTTTTGCAAAATAATCCAGTTTATCCGGGAAGAAACGCTTCTGCGATTTATATGTCCCACTTAGGTCGTACCATGTCACTTCCATTTCCAGCGGGAATGTTTCTGAAAAATGAAAGGTCAACCCGATAGATGTATGGTTTTCCGTAAAATCTATTCTGATTACAGGCTGTTTTGTGAAAATTCCATCTGCGCCCGCTTGCACATCCGAAAAAAATGGGATGTCCGTCGGCGTGTCTGGCATTTCGCTAAGACTCCCATCCAACACGAAAAAATTATGTTCCAGTGTAGCGTATTTTGGTGGGCTGCCTTTTGACTTAAACAGCCCCATATCCCCAAAAGCAGCATTGCTCTCTGTGCTTTCTTTTGCATCAGGCAGAGCAGTCGTGTCATACAGATTGTATTCGACATAAAATTCTGTTTTCATCATGGTCTCCTTGCCGGTTCTTTCGCCGTAAACTTGCAGGTAAACCCTTTATAATCAGCGCTATCCTGTGTTATCTTCTCGTATTCATCAGAGACGCTGGATATATAAGCTGTGTATTCGTAATAACCAGGATCTGACGGCAGCGAAATAATATGGAATGGGACGGGCTCTGTAACCTTATCCCAGAAACGTTTATATACGCCATCCGGGAACGAGCTGCTCTTCCCGACCGACATTGTGTAGTTAAAATACACGCCTATCAATTCACGCTGGAGCTCTCCCGTTTCAACTCTTTCGGCGAATTTGTCGAGGAAATCCGCGTTTCTTTTTATGGATACGATGGGGATGTTAAAATACTCCCCATCTATGTATATGCCGCGTGTAAAAATCATCCTCCGATCACCTCCAGATCATATCCTTGCCTGCTTGCTTCCGATAAGAAATCCTGCAGTGTAGCTTGCGCCAGATCTACCCCGTTTACCTGCAAGACAATTTTCGCCGTTCTAAATCCGCCGCCGCTCTCTGCCATTACCTCAGACACAGCCTGTTTTATTGTGCCTATCGGCGCTTCGATGTTGGTCTGCCCTGCCCGCTGGTCGCCCAGAATCGCCAGGAACGGGTTGCCGCCACGGATTACCGAGCCAGATGCAAGCGCCGGGATATCCCGCAGGGTACGAGATGCAAAGCTTTCGTTTATGGCATACGGCTGCGTGGACATTGTTCGCGGCTTCGATGATCCGCCACCAGTAAATGCGTTTTTGATACCGCTGCCGATGTTCTTGATTTCCTCTATAACGCCTGCAATCATGTCGCTAACCCATGTAAAGAAGCCGGACAAGAACGCCTTTATAGAATCCACGACGCCTTCTACTTTGGTTTTAAAAATCGTGAAGATTTCCTGCGCGGTATTCCATGCGCCCTTCCAGTCTCCATCAATCAGCTGCTTAACAACTTTTACAAACAGACGAAATACAGTTTTCATGATGTCAATAATACTTTTTATCTTATTCCAGAAATCGTTGAACGTATCCCAAGCAACCGCCCACGCCTCTTTCCAAAATTCTAAACAATCGTTTATAAACGTCATAAAGGTTGTAAAACCATCAACAATCGTCTTAATTCCAAGTATAATAAACTCTAACAGCACCCCTAATCCTTGCACCAAGAATGGCACTGCGTAGGTCATAATCCAGTCAACAATCGGTTGCAAAATACTCTCCCAAAAAGATTTTAAAATATCCGCAACCAACCCAACTCCTCTTATTATAGCTTCCCAAGCCGGCAGAAAAGACTGCGTAAGAAGCTCTGATATTCTAGTCCCGATTCTGTCGATAACTGGCTGAATGTGTGTATTCCATGCGGTTAAAAAATGGTTGACAACCTCTGAAAGCCCGCTTGTTATACTATCAAATAATGGCTTGATATGAGCGTCGTACATTGCATTCAGGCTATCAAACGCTTTATCTACAGCCGTCTTAAATCCTTCCAGCACGGTTGCTGCGCCGCCTAGTAACCCCTCCAGTGCAGTCTTGAACCCGTCAGCGTTTTCTGTAAACGGTACAATAAGCATTTGTAAAAAGTCCCGCCCCAGTTTAAGCGCAAGTTCAGTCAGCCCCATAGCTGCATCCGCAATGCTTCCTATCAGCGCCGATACAAAGCGGATCCCGTTTTCGCTTGCAAATGCTTCAAATATATAGGCTATACTTTGGAACAAATCCGCCAGAAGGAGGTTTATATCTGCCCCCACGTTAAATGCGGATATCAGGAATTTTTTTATCCGGTCGGTATTGTTTTCGAGATAATCCCCAATCCCGCCGATCAAAGCCGCCGCCAGAGTAAGCCCTATACTCGCCATTGAGCCGGTAAAGGAACCCAACATATACATAAAAGTTTTAAGGAAGTTGTCAGCAGCCCCTATAACCGCAGGGTCCGACCATATCTCTATCCATGCATCACGGATTTGCTGAAGCCCATTTTTGATAATATCTAAGCGGTATTCAAAATCACCCAAGCCATCCCAGAAGCCTTCCGCAAAAGCATCTTTTAACTCTTTTACATAGTCAAGAATAGGTTTCAGATTCTCCAAAATCCCATCAAGCCAAGACTTCACTCCTGCATCAACAGGGACTTCCTCGAACATGTCTTTCGGCTGCGTTCCGCCTCCACCGCCGCCGGAATCATCCTGCTTTTGCAGCACATCCAGGTCATCAAACTTTGCCAAAGCTCCGGCTGCCTTTTTTGCCGCTGCTGCTGTTCCATTCAGGGAATCGTTATAGGAATCCTGTATCTTTTTCGCTCGGATGAACGTGCTTTTCCCGCCAAGGATGGCAATAAACTGCGCCACATATGTTATCGCCCGCGCTATACCGTTTATAAGCGCATTGAGATACGGAATTACCATATGGACGATCGGCGCAAAGGCAGCTGCAAACGCATTCCCAAGTGTAGCCAGCGAATTTTTTAGCGACTGAAATGAATTTGCCAACGGCGCAGAATATTTTGTAAGGTTTGAAAACCCCTTTTGCATTCCGGCTACCATCGCATTAAATGCTTTTGTAATCCAGTTAAATATCAAAAGAGATAATGCGATTCCTTTTAGCCTTGTTGCAAATGTGCTAAACAGACCCGCGCTTTTCTTTGCGCCGGACGAGGCTGTTTTAAATGCTTTATCAGCAGAGCGCTTCATCCGGTCAAATTCTTTTTTGATGGGCTTCTGCTTCGCGTTAAGCTCTGCCATCCTGCGCTTTGAAACCTCTATGTTTCCAGCAAGCTGTGACGCCTTTGCAGACATCTTCTGAAATTCTTCTGTATCTTTTGGAGATACAAACGCGTTGCCGGATGCTTTCTCCGCGTTCATTTTCGCCTTGATTTCATCTACCTTCTGAGCCGCTTCATCCAGTTGGGCCTTGTCCACCTTCGGGGTATATGCCTTCCCGCTGTTCTCCATTTGCTCGAGCTTTTCTTTCAGCTCATCTACACGGTCGGATGCGGCTGCAACCTGTTCATTCAAACTGTCCCATGCACCGCCTGTTTGAGGAACCCCCATGTTTTCCCAGTCTGTCTGACGTGCTACAAGCTTAGACAGTTCTCCTTGCGCTGCAACGAGGTCTTTCTGTAAAGCTTTATACTCAGACGTTGCCGCCCCTTTTTGTGACATACGGGCCTGCAGTTTTGAATACTCAGATTCTGCTTTTTTTAATTCTCCTTGCAACGCTGCAAATTTTTCTGTCGGGATTTTCTTTTGCGAAAATTCATCCATTTTGCGATTGAGAGAATCTAAAGCCGCGCTATCCTTTTTTATGGCATTAGACACGCGCATCATCTGGCTGTTTAAATCTTTTGTTTCAATTTTTGTGTTTATCCGTATCGAACCATCATATTTCGGCATGTCAGCCTCCTGCCTTGACCCATGTCATAAAAGCGTCAACATCTTCCTGTTCCTCTTCTGTCAGTTCCTCTTCCCGCTCTATTGCAAATATGCGTTTCTGCTCCATCAATGCCTGTTTTGCGCGCGTGTCCATCTTAGGATCTATCTTCTGCTGTCGGATGGATATGACATTCGTGTACGCGCATGCCCCGAGGGTTGACAGCAGTCCCATAAACGCCCAATAATGCAGATCAGACCGGTTCAGGTCGATTCCGTACTTTTCCAGAAACGCTGAATAGATGCGCCACTGATCTATGTCAAAATCCGTTACCGGAACTTTATCCTCATTCTTCGGGCGGTTGTCGGTATACCATCCGCTCAGAAACCACCTAAGACCATCTACGGCAGTTTTTAAATCGGGGAAAGAAGAAGGGCTGCTGTCCCCATCCTCTGACGGATACAGCAGCCCCAGCGCTACAGCCAACCTCTCATCGTCGGTCAGAACGGGGTCTTGCAAAGCCTGTGAAATCTGGATTCCTGTCTGGAAGGATCCATCTATGCGAAATCCCTCATATTCTGTTGGGAATTTATCAAGAAGCACATTCCACATTTAATTGCTTCGCGCCCCTTTCCTGTTCGGGCTGTATTTGCTTGTGATTTTCTGATTTCGTTCGGTGGCGAAGCCCTGAAGAATCGGTATGATCTGGTCTAAAAAGTCCGCGATAAGCTCCATTCCAGGGGATTCCACGTCAGGAAACACCTTTTTGCAACACCCGCTCCCAAACAGAGAATCCAACTCAGCGCAGGCCTCTTTGCATAAAGCGTCATACGCTCCGAAGCGTTCCGTGAAATCACTGGAAGAATCATTAGCAATCCTATCGGCTTCCTCGTTTTTTGCATTCAGCCATGCCACAAAATTGTCAAAGCGTTTAAAAAAACTGTTGTCGGAGATGTTGACCGCAATATAATCGCCGTTATCATTGACCTCAATGCGTTTGACGCCACTGTCTACTCGTAAACTTGCTGCTCCCATCTTGTCCTCCTTATTCCGTTAAAGCCCTTTCAGACGCGGGCGTCGCCGTGAATTTTCTTGTGGATACGTTAAACGTTCCGGCTTCTCCATCACCTCTGCCGCCCAGAGTCAGTGTATCTGTCACGTTTGACCCTGCATCGCCACCTGTGCCACCTACACTCACAACGCAGCGACGGCGGACTGCCGGATATTCAGGTCCAGCGCCGGAAACTCTCACGCGGACATAGGATGTTATGGCATCAGCTCCGACGGGCAGCGTGTCTATCATCTTGTTAAACCAGTCTGTAAGATCCTGATCCTCTTCGTCTACGTTCTGCCTTTCAACTTCGATGGACGGCGTATAGGATTTAAGGTCCGTAGATCCGTTTTCCTGATTGATGTACTGTACCGTCTCCGTCTCGGGGTTCATTTCCTCCGTTAAAGAGGTAATACCCGTTCCCAGAAGCCGGTAGTCTGCCGCTGTCCCCTCAGAGGTCGTGTCCATTTTTACATCGACAAAATGTCTCAACAAATGTCTTTTCATTGCTTTTTTCCTTTCTTAAATTTCAGGCTCGATAACATTTTTATAAAAAACCGTAACCGGTAGAACCCAGTCCTGCACGCCATTCTCCTGCGGCTGTGTCCCATATGCGTTCCCGCGTGTTACCCGCTCAACCCTCCGCCCTGCGGTCAGATCTGGGTATATCGCTTTTTCGTACTCTTTCCCTTCAATCCCGGAGGGTTCGTGGCAAAGCCAGCGACCCAGCGTATCCAGGAATTCCAGAATAGTAATTTTCTGTCGTTCCCTTGCTCCCGTGGTCGAACGGTATACTACAAAGCAGGGATACCGGCATTCCTGATATATCCGCCCGAGTATATCTTCTTTTTCTGTATACACCAGCGCCCCGGAATCATTGGAAAACGCAATGCCATCTTCAGTCCCAAGCTCCTCAAATTTAATTACTTCATCTGGATACAGCCCCGGAAACTGGTTAAGCAGCGACTTCATCGCCGCCGTCAGAACATCATATCCAGTAGCATCATTCCCGATAGGTTCAGCCACCTTCACCACCTACTTCCCTAAGATTTCAAAATGCGGGATTACCGTATACGGTCCTCCCACTGACGATATCAGGTAAACAAAATCTTTTTCGGCATTCATAAACGCATAAAACCCTTCATATCGCCTGTCTGTATAATCTGCATCGTTCACGAGTACGGCACCGTCCCATGCTCCTACCATGAAAAAGTCTGTAGACGGATTAAATGTAATGCTGTCTGGCAACAGATCATTTACCTGTCTGTTCCATTCCTTCGGCGGAAGCCACGGCAATTCTTTTCCGACGGTATCAACAATAATTTTTCTCCCGTTCTTAACCCCGAACGGGATATGTAACTGTGCGTTATCTGTGCTGTCTGTCCCGTACAGTTTCATGATCTGCCCCCGATCAGTCTCAAGATGCACGCCGGAAAGCACATGGGGATACCAGATGGCGGCAGTGCTGGATTCGTAAAAATTGAATATTGTCACTATCGCATCATTCATCGGTATCCCTCATTTCACAAAGAGCTTCGTTAAATTTATCCGTAAACGCCCGGATTCTCACGATATTTCCCATGCATTCCTCTGGCACAGAACCGTAAAAGATGATCGTCTCCGGCTGCAACCGCCTCACCATTTCTTCATACCCTGCCAAAAACAGCGCCTTTTTTTCCTTGCTGTTCATGCAGCCAACAGAAGATACCGCCACCGTTCCACCCTCTGGCTCCCCATCGAAACACCAGTCATAAGAATCCGGTGTGCTCCATGAGATTGTTGGAATCACACGGCAACCATATTCTTGCAGATATGCACCTATCCAGTGCTTGCGATAATGGTTGTATATCTGGATAGCTTTCGGAAAATCGGTGTAAGTGCTGAAATCCGGTGTCAGAATGTACCGGAATTTGCTCAGTTTGTCCACGTACCTGTCTGGATTTCTCCATAGTGCTTCAAATTGGTAATCATCTAAGAAGAAATGAACAGCTTTCTCTTCTGGATTATTGCATTTTCCTCTGGCATAATTAAAACCGACAAATTCGCAGTTACCCTCGAATGTCTCAGGTTTTATCTGTGGTATACCGTATTCGCCGACGCCAGAGAAGATGCGGCGGTTCAGATTTTCGTAAGCTATACTTGTCTCTCGGTTTGCCATAGATTACTTCTTTCCGCTTCCAAAGAACCATGAATCAAAGTTTTTCATTCTGCGCTTTCTGGCTCTGTCATAAGTGGTGGTAGTACGGCTTGTATCGTGCAAAGCACTTGTATCGCCTTTTTCAGATGCCTTTGAAAATTTGTGCATTTCATCTCTCATGGCTGTACTGGCATTGACTAATTTTCGATGCTCTATAGCAAGCCTTTGATTTTTAAATAACGCCTCTGCACTTCCAAGTTTTGCGATTTTCCTTTTACTCTCACTTAATCTGTCATTTATATAATTCATTGTCTTTACTGCTTCGCTCTTTGTCTTGATTGACTTAAAGTAGCTAGTGTTTTCTGAATTAATGACCTTCTCGAGTTTACTGTCTTTTTTAACAGTTCCGCTCCCTCTTAAAGCGTCGCTTTTCTTTGAAGAATTAAAGTACACCTTCGCAATAAGCTTAGAAACCGGCTTCTCGTTACTTAACCCACTACTTCCGCCACGTCCGCCCATAAAATCACGCTTTCTTTGCCTGCTTGTATACCTGGTTTACTCCTGTGGCCGCCAGCCCGGACACCATGCCCACCGCCGCAGCATTGATATAGTCCGTCGCCGGGAAGTCCGGCATGATGTTCATTCCCAGCGCACCCAGAAGGCCGCCGCATACCGCCATAATGACCGGAATCCACTCATCCGGGATTTTCTGCGCCGCCTTACAGCCCAGACCGATAACATAGCAGATAGCCACGATGGCCACACAAGTTCCTAATGTCGTAATGTCCATGAGTTAATCCTCCTGTTTAACCACAATCTTTTTGCATAAAGCTAAAAATTTATTGTTACCCATTTCTACCTTATTCCTGCGTACAACAACGGTACGCCATCATCATTTTTCACTCCTGCCAGATAAAGCATTGCCGCATCTGCCAGAAGCTTGTTCGTCTCCTGTGCATCCCCGGCCGCCTGGTAGACCGCGCTCCATGCCTTTGCGCCGTTTGCCATTTCAGACGGGGAGGCGTAGGAAACTGATTCAGAACCGGCAGACTTGGAAGTAATTACTCCCGAAGTAACACCGCCAGCCCCGCCGGAAGATGTCCCCCCAGCAGCGGCAGATAGCGCCTGTTTATCTGCCAGCTCCAGTTGATATAACTTATCACAGACCTCACACACGGCCTTCTGTACCTTTGTCGCCGCCCTTTCATCAGACGGTAAGCCGTCAGCCAATCGGTCAAAGGTTATCACGTCCAGAAAGTCACTGGCGCGGTCTGCGATACGATCAAAGTCCTCCGCCGGGACGACATTCCCGTGGTAGATCTGTTCGTAAAATGTAAATGTCGTGTATGCCATCCTGTCGGCCTCCTTATCTCCTACTCTTCCGTCTTGTTCCCCCGGAAAGCGGTTCGCCGTCAGTATTCAGGGGTGTACTGGCGGCCATCAACCCCCCGCATTTACGGTGATTTTCGCGATACCATCCAGGTATTCCGCAAACAGCACAAGGCCGGTGATCGCAAACGCCTCAGACACGGCGGTGTTGTAGTTGCCCTGTGTGTGGAAACCGATCAGATTCGTTTCTCCGCTGGTCGTGTACACAAGTCCTGCCTTCGCGAAGTCGCTGTCGTTGGGGTCGATGTAATACATCACAATGTTTTCCACCGGTGTAGCGATTACCGTATCAGCCGGGATCTCGCTGTCAGAAAGGAGGAAAATTGTATTGAACCCCATAAAATCCTTCAGGTACTGGAAGCCGAACTGATTCTGGATGGTGATGTTTGCTGCTCCAAGATACTTGTACACGTCAAGGATGTTCACAAAGCCAACAACCCCGGTGATGTTCCGGTGCATCTGCTTAAACTTGTTCTCAACCTTGCCCTTTGCCATCGCAAGTGCCATCTGGAAGGTTGTTTCCTCGGATGTGAGCGTTCCGGTTTTCAGATAGTCATAAAACTTCTTTGTCACGCCCGCCTGAAGCTGATAGAGAAACTCGTCGTCAGTCATCTGGACAGCGTTGTCATAACCGTGGTCCTTGATTGCTTCAATCGAAACGGCCTTCGCGTACTTCTCGATGGTCATCTCCTTATACTTCTTTTCCTTTACGGTAAATTTGCTATACGGGATATCCTCGCCTTCGCCTACTGCACCATCCTCGAGCGTACCTTCCGCGTATTTACTTTTCAGCACTGCGCCGGGCTGCTTCTTGATGGGGCGCATAATCCCCAAGATTTCCCGCAGATGCTGCCAGTTGCGTTCAAAACGCGTAACAAAGTCCAGCTCTCTGGCTGTTACCTGTATATCTGTTGTTCCGATTATATTGGCCTTTGCCGCCATAATTGCCCTCCTGCTTTAATTAAATAAACTCATGTTCGCAGCAATTGCAGCCTGACGCTCAGAAGCATCCTTGATGCTCATAATCTGGTCTTTCGTCAGCGCGCCGCCCTGCCCCTGCTTGTTTGTCGGCTGTGTAAAGCGTGCCTGATTTTGCTGTGCTTTCTGCTGCTCATCGTCAACAAATGCCGAAGCGTCCTTTTCCTTCATCTGGGTTATGAGGTCATTCAGTCCGAGGATTTTCCCGTCTTTCAGTTTTAATCCGGCCTCCTTGACTTCTGCCATAATTGCGCGCTTTGCCGCTTCGCTCGAGAATTTAATTCCTTCAAACTCCGTTTTCAGAGCGTCCGTGAAATCTCTCTCATACAGCTGCGCCTGTGCGTTTTTCTCGGCATCCTCGGCCTTTTTCTTCCAATCAGCCAAATCCTTCTGCATTGTTTCAAGGTCAACGCCCTCGAAGCCTTTCAGGGTGCTTTCTGCCGTCTCAGCTTTTCCTTTCCACGTGTCCCGGTCAGTCTCAACCTTTCCCAGCTTCTTTTCATGTTCAGCTTTTGTGACGTAATTTTCCGCCACCTTTTTCGTAAGGTTTTCCTTTTTGTCTGCCGAGACCTCAATCCCCAGTTCTGTCAAAATTGCTTCAATATTCTGCATCTTTATCCTCCTAAACGTGATTGATTAACCGCCCGTCAGCGGTATGGATTAAGCCCGATAAACCACGGGCGGGGTAGTTGTGGGAATGGGAATTGAACCCATGACACACGGCTTATAAGGCCGCTGCTCTACCTCCTGAGCTATCCCACAAAGCGCCCGGGGTAGCGAACCGGGCGAAAAGCGTAATGATCGGCGCTGTCTAAACAATGCACTTATACCGTGCGCCGGGGCTTGAACCCGGCTGCTTCCATGCACGGTGGCAAAAACAAAGAAAGATGGGATGGATTTTCCTGCAATTACGATTTACAGGATTGCACACAGACGGAGTCGAACCGCATTTTCAACCTTCCCGCAAGGCTGTGTGCTGTAAAGGAGGAAATACAAATACAAAAAAGAGCCAGCAATCTGTAAGAAATCCTTACAAATCACTGGCTCTGCGTCTGGCGTCTGGCACTTAACGGACGATAGGCTCTGCCTTTCCGTTTTCAATATTCACGAGGCTGGTCGTTTTACATTTCGGGCAAAACACCGGAAGATTATGCGCTGTCGTATCCTTGCGGAATGCTGACCGCGTTTTATTATTACAGACAGGACAGTATACCCTTTTGATCTCCATAATGATCATTCCTTTCCATAGCCTTTAATACATTTTACCAAACAAAAAAAACTATGGCGTACCCATGTTTAAAGCAAAAGCGGCAAGTTTCCTCGCCGCCTTTACTCACATCATCTTTCGTAATTTTTCGATATACCGCGAAATGGTCTCCCTCTCTTCTCGGCAGTCTGCATCTTTTGACAGATCTCCCAGCTCTTCCGTCAGTGCATCCATATGCTCTTCCAGAGCGGCCAGCATACGCCGCTTGCAATCCTCAGACTTGCCGTTGCGATAAGACTGCTTGTTTTCCATGTAATCATCATAAGGGTCATTGTTTCCGTTTCCACGGCTATAGTGCCCCTTTACATAGTGCTCCCCACGTCGCGCATAGGATGATCCATCGTCATAGGCCGTCATGCTCATTCCATCATCCCTGCTGTATCTCCCACGGCTGTCGCGTTTCCGCCTCTCGCTGTACTCTCCATTCTGGCTATAACCGCCTTCCATTTCGTCGAGAACGGCGTTATAATAGCCCTCTTTGCACTTCCAGTATTCCACATTTTCCATGTCTTTCAGCATGTCGATAAGCTTGTATGCAGTTTCAAGGTTTCCTGTATTCAGACCTTTTTCTGCGATTTTATCCAGTTCTTCACGGATATTTTGCATCAATTTATAGCTCATGGTCTGCCCTCCTTAACCGCAAACCCGAACAGCTGTTATGTTCGGGTTGTCTACTAACACAGGAATTGTCCCTGCGTTTTTGATGGAAATGTTTTCACAGCATCCACAGAACACATCGACGTATGTCTGGGACGATGTGTTAAAATACTGCTCTACTGCCGCAGGGGTGGCACGCATCACCGTGCCGCCGAGGATTTCCCCATCTCTGGCAATTCCCAGCGCCACTTCTCCTACCGTTTCCCCAGTCGGTACTGCGACGTTTCCGGAAAATGTAATCAGATATCTACCGGGCTTTACAAGCGTTATCTGCGCGCTTCCAGCCCTGTGTCTTTCTGCGCATCCGCCCTTTGTTGCCACTGCCGAAAACGGGATAGACTGCCCTACGGGGACCGTGACCGGCGTTGTGTTTACTAACTCAATCATTTTATTCTCCCTTCATTTCAAAAGGGGCAGACGTTCTCAGCCTGCCCCTTTTTGTGAATAACGGCATCAGCCGAACATCATGGCAAAATGCCACGAAGATACTCCGTCTGAAGTTTTAACATCCGCATCCCGTGTTGCCTCCGTAGCCACATCCGGTGCCAAAGCTAAAGCCTGTCGGGTTTACGATGGACGTGTACGGGGACATTACCGGATAAGACGGAACGGGTGTAGGTCGCAAAGCATTTAAGATGCTGTTTGTCTGTGCGTTGTTAGACAGCTGGAGCTGTGCGGACTGTAACTCGGTCTGCAAAGACTGTATCTTGTCCTGTGTAAACAGGTCGATGATGCGCTGTGTTCCGGCGTTCTGCGCGTCAATTACATCGCGGAATCCGTTGTTTACGGTATTCTGTAGGATGTTTGTCTGGGCTGCCATGTTGTAGTTTACGCCAGCAATAGCCTCACGGGTATCGCAGCAGCATTGCTGCATCTGATAACCCAGATTTGACAGGTTGGCGTTTACGCCAGCAAGGCCGTTGCAAAGCTGGCCGGAAAGGTTCTGGATCCCGTTTTCGATTCCCTGCGTGGACAGCGCTGCGTCGATATCGGCACGAGTTGCATAACCCTGAAATGCCGGAGAATTTGCTCCTCCACCATTTCCGCCCCAGCCGCCGAAGCCGCCCCAGCCAAACATACCGAAAATCAGGAAAAGGATAATCCATGCACCCCAATCTCCGCCGAAGCCGTCATTTTTTCCTGTGCCGCCGGTTAATACGGCAACATCAGAAGCGGTTAAACCGTCTGTCATAGTAATTATCTCCTTCGATAATGTATTTACAAAACCGTGTGCACCCGGTTGTGTACTATTTAAAAAAGCCTTTAAACATACCCTGCATCTGCTGCGCCATCTGCTGGGCTTGATTTAACTGTTGCTGGTTTATTTTGCCAGACTGCAACAGCCTGTTAATCTCTTCATTCGGATTTCTGCCCTCCATCTCTTTTCGGAATTGCTGGAACTGTTCCAGCATTCCGGCCATTCTATTACCATTCAGGGCCTCAAACAAGGGATTCGCCATGTCTGCCTCCTTCCGGCTTTGTTGCCGTTTCGAGATAACTATATAATTCTTCATATTTGCTTCTCAAATCGTCGTATTCTTTCCGAGTAACGTATTTATCGTCTAAGTTCACTTCCTCCTGTTTCTGTGGCTCTTTCGCGCCCACCGTGACCTCTTTGTAAGCAAAGGTGCGGAGCGTCGGCATCCCGGCGACATCGGTAGTCTTTATATAAAAATTAGAGTTTTCGGAGTCCATCAAAAGGACGCTTGTATTTGGAGCGACAAGATAAGATTTAGCTCCAGCCTCGCCCTGCACCCACAGGATCCCCTGATTTACCTGCTGCATCTGCTGTGGCTGCTGATACTGAGCCTGCATCTGCGCCAGCCTGTCCATCTGCGGCTGTAGCGGATTTACTTGTCCATACTGATACGGGTTATAGCCGTATCCTTGATATGGTAATGCCATGCCTGCGCCTCCTATGACTAATTCAATGACTTTCTATACCTAAATTATGGCATAAAAAATAAGCCTCTGACAGTCCATCAAAGGCTTACAAAAGTATCAAATCAACATACCCGTATTATCTTTTTGTTTATTCGCTGGCTCATTCTTTTCACGGTGGACACACTCACGTTCATCATCTCCGCACATCTTTCCAGCGGAATATTCTGCGCCCGTAATTCAAAAAGCCGCCGTTCCTCAGGTGTAAAATTGCAGTATTTGCGAAAAAAATCCAATTCAAACACTGTAAAATCGTATACCTTCAAGATTACTCCCCTTATTGCGTCCGCGCCAGATAAGATATAAGCTTTCCCCTCGTTTCTTTTAACTGCTCAACATTGTTCCCTGATATCTGGCTGTTAAGCATCGTTACCAATGTCTCCATGATTAGGCTGTCCCGCTCCCTAATCTCATGCATCGTTTCAAAGTCTCGCTTGTCATGCTCTTCAAGGACTTTTACCCGCGTGGTGAGCTTAATCGCGGGGGATATCCATTTATGTATCACAGCCACAGCGCCCCCTATCACCGAAATGCCGCCGCACACAGCAAGAATAGCCTGTATCGTTTCCATAGTGCCTATCTCCTTATTTCTCCCAGTAGTATATCGGTATCTCCTGACCGCTGTCCCATGTGTCCCAGTAATGTCCATCTTTGACGCACACCACATGGCCGTCTATCCCGAGCACATACGTCCCTGCTGGATGGTCTCGGCAAAAATCATCTACCGTGTAAACATGCTGTCCGTGGTCGTCTACGATATACCGGCGGAATCCGTTCTCGCGCAGATACGCACCCCAGACTCTATTAGCACTTGGCATGTCAGACAACGAAAACCCATACACGGATAACCCAACATAAACTGTATCCCAATCTTGCCCTAAAGCCTTGCACAATGCGCGCACAGTGCAATCCCCTACTCTTTGCCCTTTTGAGGGGTTTGGATTGTAATATTCAAATCGGTTCATCATTTCACCCATCGCTTTTATACACTTCCATTCTCCGCATATCTTTTTGCCCCTTTATTCGCTGCCTTTTGCTGCGGGTATCCAAATCCCGCCAATGTATTCCGATCATACTGCGGCTGCAATCCATGCTCTTCGCAATATTGATTGTAAGCCCTGTTCTGTCCCTGCAATCTGTAAGCCAGCTTGTCATATTCCCGCTGAAGCTTTTCCCGATCCGCGCCGGACGACCATGCAAGCTCTTCCTGTTTTACTATCAGCTGTCGTTTCGTCTTTCGGATTCCGCGCTCCATAGATCGCTGCTTCTGGCTGTCCTCATACCGTTTTAGATTCTCAGCGTCGGTAATTTTATTCCCGCTTCCATCCAGCAGATTCCCTTCTGCGTCCCTCCACGGATTCCTCATCCGCTTGCCAAACAGCATATGCCCGTGACGACAGTTATAGCCATGCAGCCCTCTCATATCCACAACCCTGCCTTCTCCCGTGGTTAGATCAATGTCATACCCAGTCGATTCCAGTAGGTTCGGATATCCCGGCTCGCTTCCGTCAATTTTAAAGACCCGCCCCTGCCATTCGTCATGACCTGCAAGCAAGGGCTGCCCGTCGCGCCTTACTCTTGCCCCGAGGTGCGCAGAGGTCAACACATACTCTGTCCCGCTGTCCACGATATATCTATTTGTCAGCTGCGCCGCCGTCTGATTCATCGACGTCACTACACAGCATCGTACTGCCGCTTCCAGCGTCCGCCGCGTCCCTGTCGGATAATCTACCATAACGCCGCGTCCCGCATACGCATCCAGCACATCCGCTATGGCTGCGGGATAGCTTTGCACTCCGCTTGCCACCCTTACATCGGCTTCGTCGAGCAGCGCCACAAGGTCTTTCTGGCTTTGCTCCAGCGTCGTCCTTGTTAGGTTCTTCAACTCCGCTCGGCTTTTTATGTACTCTGCTTCGATAACAGCCATGTATCGTGCATTTTCAAGCGGAGACTGCGCCACGATACCCATTTCTGACAGTGTAACCGCATCATCTTCCCACGATGTCAGCACGGCACCACGCAGGAGCTTCCGCAGTTCTTTTTCGCTCAGGTCTGTCAGTTCCATGATACGCCGCTGTATCTCATCCCGGCTTTCCCCCAACTGCTCCAGCCTGTACAACAGTCTGTCCGCCGTGGCTGTGATTTTCCCGGATTTTAAAATCCTTCTGGCGATATCCCGCAGGATAAAGTTTTCCAGCCGTTCATAGAGTTCTAATATCCGGTCAGCTTTCCCTTCAAAATACTCTGGTCTCAGCATCACTCTTTCCCCACCGTTTTTCTCACAAGATTCAGCCAGTCGTCTTTATGCCGCCTTTTGGCTTCCTCGAACCATTCAGACGTTGTTCCCGGCTCGTGATATTTAATCCGTCTCTGCGTCGGGCTTTTGCTGGGAGGGGATGTCCACCCTATGATGTTCCCCTCTGCGTCTTTAAGCGGGATATTCGGACCGTACACAACGCCCTTGTACAAATAATGAGCATATGGCGTGTCATACTCAACGATGCCGCCGTATACCCCGTCTGGATATCTTATACTGTTTCTTAGTGCACCCTGCCGGAATGGAACGAAGGGGGCGCTGTCCGCCACTACCTGCATATTCAAAAGCTTCTGGGCTTCCAGCAGATTATCGTCTATGCGGGACGTATCGAGCTTAATCTCCACGTCCCCAACTTTCGTATCCAGTTCCATTCTACCACCTCCCGCATTTTATGGCGTACCCTTATTTCATCTTTGCGTATCCCACGCTCATTCCCGCGCCAGCATCGTTTATCACGGTCGTTGTTGGGCTGTAGGTTCGCAATGCCTTATAAGCGGCGATTGTTTCTGGCGAGAGCGGTGTGCGGATTGGAGTTTCTATGCAATAGTAGATTGTAAGCGGATTTCCTTCGGAATTTTTCTGCACGCAGAAAGCGTTTAATTCCTCTGATGTGTCAAAATACGGTTTCATTTTTCCCGGTGTTGTCCAAACGAAATCATACGAATTATTTGCCCAAAATTTTCCATCCGCAAAATACCTTGATGTACATGGGGATCCCGAGATGATTCCCGGTGATGTTTTGAATGGCAGATTCCAATAAACAGAATTTGAACTAGCAACAAACTTCACCTTTTCCCCATCCACCACAGTTTTGCCAATCCGCTGCACCATCTCGCCATTCGCAAGGTCAATCTCGTCCGCTACCCACTGCTGACCTTTCTCGTCCGTATAATTGCCGCCGGAGGATACGGGGATCCCAGGCAGTCCGTTTGGTGTTGGAACGATGAACGTCTGGGCTGGCTTGTAGGGTTCGTAGGAAGTAGCATTCATGGGGGTTCTGGTTATCATCGCCTTGACCTTGCCCTTGAAGGCTGCCGCAGTCCGAAGAAATATTCGGAATTTATCTCCATCCATTATTTCTATTTGTGCTGCATTTGTTCCGACGGAATACCCCAATACAACATTTTTCCCTTTTCTCCATACAACGACATACAGATATACATCCTGTGTGTCTGAATAAATATAATATTTTCCCGCTGTCATCAACGCAAATTCATCATACCCACTTTCAACGCTGACATTATTCTGTCCAACAGCATAAATATCTGCTTCCCTGTCAACATCAACTTGCACACCATCCGCAAAAACCTCAAATCCATTACCCTTCTGCCCCACCTCAAACGGCAGGAGGTTTGTCCCAGTAACCGTAACCCCTATTTCCCCGCCCTGCCCCGCGCTCTTAATCTCCTGCGGGTACTCCGGTGACGGGGAGGGCTTGCCGCCGGTGTAGGGCTCGTAATTGGACGCAGTTGGCTGTGTTTTGGATATCATCGCCTTAACCTTGCCATTAAAGTCTTCTTCGAGTCTGAGGAATATCCGAAACTTATCTCCATCCATTACTTTTATTTTTACCGCAACTCCTTTCATGGAACCTCCCAATGTGATATTTATCCCATTTCTAAATGCAACGACAAATAAATTCACAGATGCACTATCTGAATAAACATAATATTCCCCAGATGCTAATAACGGGAAATCGTCGTATGAACTTTCGTTGCCCATGCCACTGCGTCCCACTGCATAGATGTCATCATTTCTTGCACCGGATATCGCTATCCCATCTTTAAATACTTCAAGCCCTTCTCGCTTTTCTCCTACCTCAAACGGCAACAACTGCGCCCCAGTCGTGCTCACCTGCGTTGATTTGCCGTAGAGGGTAAGGGATTCCAGCCCACGATTCCCCTTTGAATTTTCCAAGAGGGCGGGGTTGCCGGTAACGACCGTGAGCACAACGCTGTACGCATCGGCTACCAGCACCAAGAAATGCTCCTCTCGTGTCACAGGCGGAAAGACTTTCCCCTCTCCGCTGGCAATCGCCGCCCAGTAATATTCTAATCGTGTCACAGGCGCAGGGATGCTTCCGCCCCATACTCCTGCTACCTTTGCCATGTAATACTGCAATCTCGTGACGGGCTGCGGGGTATTGCCGGAATAATCCCCTGCCATAGTCGCAAGGTAGTATTCTTCAATTGTCACGGGCTTGGGCGTCTTGCCCTTATATGTCCCTGCAATCTTTGCTAGATAATACTCTTCTCTGGTTATCGGTTCCATTACTCTCTCCTTATTAGCAGCAGCTTCGCGCCCTATATATGCGTCTTAACAGTCTCCTAATATCCAACATATCTGTCTCTGTATACACACTCAAGACCTTTAATGTCATATCCCTTCGTGTCTTTCGCCGCTTCTCCCTTTCGATCATAACTTCATCGACTGTTCTTTCTATTTTTTCATAGACTTCCCGTATTATCCTTACAATTTCTTTGAGCGCGTTTGCGATATTTTTCGAAAAATCAATGAGTTCATTCATGAGATTCTCAACGCGTTCTATGTCTTCTCTCCCCTGTCCTACAATCGCAAAATCCATACTTATTCCTCCCCGAACAGCCCCGTTTCCTTCGGCTGCGCTTCCGTCACCATTGCCTTCGCATCTTCCTTTGTCATGCCCTCGAATTTGGCAAAATACATCCACGCGGGCACCTTGCCCTGCACAACATAGCTCCACCAGCGTGCCCGATCCTCTTCGCGGTTGTACGTAATATCGCCAAAATCGTACACAACCTCATAAACCCCGACAGGGGCAAGCGCATACAGATCTGCATACACCGACATGGCATAGATAGCATCGTTCAGGCAACTTTCCAGCTTGTCTCGCACATCCTTGATAAACTGGATGGTTCGCTGCTGCTCCGCTTCCACGCCTGTCGCCGTTTGGATGCCGCTCGCTTCGTTAAAGACAAAATAGCCGTTCGAGAACCCGCATTTATACCCTATCTGGGACAGGAGAGCATTGATTCCGTCAAGGCGTGTGGCTGTATTGAGCTGCGGCGTAATCTCCTGGTAAAACTCTTCCGGGCTGTTGCCAAACACATTTTTTACATAATGCGGTAGCTTAACGTCGGGGATGCGCCCATTAAGATTCGTCCCGCTGTCAAACATCAGCCTGTCATCTGCAAGGATGATCTTCTCGCTGTCATATATCTCACCGGCGTTCCGGCTGTATGCGATGTCCAGGTCTTTCATTTCTTCGATGGCTTCTGCGTATATCGGCATTCCCAGCGGAGAGGAAAGATCTATGTTGTTTGCAGCAGGGGTGCGGAACACTCCGTACATGGGGGAATCAAGTCTTTCGTTCCCGCCCTTGAGAATCGGCGGCGTTTCCTCCAGCAGATCAGCCCACTTTGTCTGCTCCAGCGGGATAGGATCGCCGAGGGATTCGCTGCTCTTTGATACATATGCCCTGTTGGATATCACATACGGGTATATCACGCCCGCCTCCGTCCTCGTCTCGACAAACCTATGATACTCCAAGCGTGTATAAAACTTTTCGTTAGCCGCATAGCTGTCTTTAAACACAACGCCCGTTATATTCCCGTTATCGTCCTGCTCCGTCACGAAAAATTCCAGAGGGGTAAACATATCAAGCCCGTCGCCATTAGGCTTTATGATGATCGTGCCATAAGCACAGCCATACTCTACCCAATGGCGCAGGCTATAATATACTTTATCAATCTGCTCCTGTAACCACGCCCCTCGTGCGCCGCCGTCAATCTGGATTTTAATCCCCAGCGTGACGAGCCGCGCCGTTTCGGAGCATACCGCCTTTGCAAAATTTATAGTCTTTATTCGATTTTCTGCGTCCAACCAGTACGGCGCGCCGCGGTAGATGTTGGCACACTCTGCAACCTTTGCCATCATCTGCGCAGACGTGGTATCCTTTACCCTGAAATCTTTCTCAGCCTGCTTTTTAAATATCATACCTATCCACCTTTTAACAGTTGCTATTAAACCCATTATGCGCTATGCCCTCTTCTCATCGCCATAGGAGATATAGCATACCGCAAAGCGTCGATCCAGTGATCGTTGCCATCCGGGTAATCTGCAATTACCTCCCCATTGCTGTCTACTTCATGTTCATATTCTATGATTTCCTTGTATGCCCTCGGCGTTCTGTCCGGGTCAATAACAATCGTCCGGCATTGCAGCCACTCAAAGGTGTACTTCCGGCTCCCCGGCGTTACAATGGCGTTTCGGGCAGGGATCCCGGCATCCCGAAGGTCCACAATGCTCTCCTGTTCATCCACGCCGCACATCAGCGCATAGTCGTCGTATCCCTTGTCTTTTATCATCTGCGCCATATCTGCGTTCCTTATCTTGCATCCGCCCAGCTCATCCAACAGTACAATCTTCTCCTTATTCGACACATATGCCGCCCGGATAAAGGCTTTCGGGTCCGGATACCATCCGAAGTCTTGCCCTTGATAAATTGACTGGTATGTCTGGATCTCCTCGTCGGTTATCGTGCGGATCTCCAGCATGTCAAAGATATTTGTTCCCAGTCCCACAGGCTCGCCCAGGTACTCATGCCTGTACGCCCGCTCATTTGTGGCTCTTAAGTGCTCGGCGTCGGATATAAACTGTTCGCCCAGCCAGTCAGCCGGAACGCTGGTGTAATCGCTCTTGTGGTGGTAACTGTCCTCTCTCGGCTCGTTGACATACACGTTTGCCCAGTTGCTCCGGCTGATCGGAGGGTTGAATGATTTGAAAACGATGAATTTACTGCCGCCACGGAGAACAGACTGCTGTACTGTACGGATTTCTTCAATCCCGGCGAACTCGTCAAGTTCCTCGAACCAGAGATACTTAAAATACCCTCGGCTCGTCTTAATTGACTTCGTTTTCTTTGCCTTGTCCAGCCCCCGGAAAATGATCTTCTGCCCGGTAGGCTTATACACATACTGCATGGGGCTGACGCTGGATGCCCACAGGTCATTGGCTCCCAGCGCGTCAATCGCCCATGCAATCTGTTCAAAGACGGATTCCCTCAGTGTATTACCAACCTTACGAAATACTACCGCATTGCTGAAAACGCCGTCCTTTGCGTCCTGCATCATCCCCAAGACTATCTCAACGGATATGAACGAGGACTTGGTTGAACCTCGCCCGCCGTACAGGTCGTAGTATGTATGCTTCCCGTCCAGGATATCCCAGTGGACAGGGTAAAACGCCGGGGCTATGATGTCAGTAAGGTTTACTGTATTCGTCTGTTCCATGCTTTTATCACAGTCTCTAAAGCGCTTCCATCCGGTTTTCCTTTGGAATAGCCATCAACTAAGCACTTTGACGTTGCGCCGCACTCCCTGCACACAACTCTTACCCCATCATCGATATGTACAACTGCATTTCCCCCGCAAAACGGGCACTTCTTTAATTCTTCCATGCGCTACTCTTTCCCCGGCCTCGGTATGTTATTCACAATAACGATTCCGCCGGTATCTGCTTTCATTCCCTCTGCGCGTTCCAGGCGCTTCATCAGCTCCCGACCGGCAGCCATGCGGGTGTCGAGAGAGGATTCCAATCCGAACTGGTCTTTTACCTCCCCCCGTAGAACGGCGGTGTAAAATCTCTGCACCTCGGCGGCGTCCGCTATGCGGGAATCATCAATCTGTTTCTGGCGCTCTGCGATGTATGCAATTATCTGAGGCTTTCTTAGGTTTTCGGAGCCTGTGGCGTATGCCGCTTTCTCCTTATACCCTGCCCGCTTCGCCGCCTCTGTCGCATTCCCGCAGGCTATATAATAATCCGCAAACGCCTTTTGCTTTGGTGTTAGCATTTAACCACCGTCCTCTATTCCTTTATGAGATCAAAAATACCACCGTAGAAAGCGATATAATCCCAATTTGACATATGATTTTTACCCCGTCACTCCTCGTCCCAATCATAAGCCCGAGTAGGAATGCTATTATCATTCCTGACGCGGAAAGATACCACGGTATCATTTCTCTAATCATCCTGTCCCCATCCTTTCGTCTGTTCCCATATGTCCGCCAAACACTTTACCGCCTCAATCGCGCTCGCTGTTCGCAATATCTCGTAGTCCTTCATCCTCCATCCGTTCCGCCCGTTTTGAAGTGTAAGTGTTGTTAAGATCCACATCGTTATCATCCTGTCCTGCTCTTCGCTGTAAAACTGGCTGGTAGAAATTTTGATTACGAGCCCCGTTGACAGTATGGCGCGCTGAAGCTTTTTCATGACGGCATTACAATTCATATCACACCCCCATACAGTTCTTATTCTATTTTACCATTCTCGTTTCCTGATCCACGTACCCCTTTTACACAATTGCATGTCCTTCCAGTATCATATAGCTGTTGTATAGATATATCGTTTTCCTGCGATACCCATAAAAATCTTTCCTCCCGATAGGGATGTTGCATATCTTTGAGATGTTGTCATACCCCAGCCCTGATGTCAGGCTAAAAAACAGATATTGCGCCAACTCTGCATATGCGCTTTCCGCAGCCAGAAGCAGCAGTTCCAATTCCCTACCCTTTGCGTTTTTGCACTTGTCTTCTATTTTTTTTACCTCATTGTATGTCAGACCGTAACCATTAAAGTATGTGTCCCTTGTTCCCACATTCCCCACCTTCTTTCTTTTTGCTTTATTTTTTTGTTACCCTATCCCAGTCCCGCAGGATTTATCTGTGTAGACAGAGGGAACCAGCACACAAGCTGGCGCGCCGGACGCTGTCCTGCGTTGTCTCGCTCTGCTTTTCCTGCAGCCGCCTGATCTGCTGCTCGGTCTCCCGGATCAGCTCACAGGCGTCTATGTAGTCGGATAAAAGTTTCTTATCCATCGGTGCCACCTTCTTTCTCATCCACTTTCTTACTTAAATATCAGTTTAATCTTCCAGCCACTTGTTATCAAAATAGCAAAATCCAATTACAGCACCTGCAGTCAGAGCTATCCATAAAGCCCAGAACATTTCATTCGCAACACTATGCGTACAACTGTCTAATGCTTGCTCAATGGTATAATCTTTGAAAAATCTGGAATTATACGAAATCGTTCCGTCCGATAACTTGGTATATACAGTCCCTGTATGCTTAGGGGATGTCCCGTAATACTTGTACCGTACCTTTACAAATTCCCCAGACTTCCAACTATATTCTCTCCCAGATTTTATTGTCTCTATGTGATTGTCCAGAGAATACGGGATTTTATCATACGGAAATTCGATACCACAAAACATAATATTTTCGGAATGTTTGCTTTCTCTGTCCTCGATTTCCCATTCATAGTGTACTTCTACTTTTGTGTGCTTTTTACCTTCTGAATCTGTTTCTGTCACTTCTCTTTCATGGCGTTCATATCGTTCTTCTATCTTTTTAACATGAAGATATTCCCCGCCAATCTCATCAAAAGTCACTGTATCAACCGCTTGCAAATCTCCATACACAAAAGCATTTCCAACATTTGTGTCCATGCCATACCGAAATAATTCAGAGTCCTCAATATGCACTGCCTTCTGGTATTCGGCGTTCTTATCGTTCTGCATATCAGTTATTTTTCCAGATATAAAGAAACCGACTATTAGCATAACGGCGGCGATTGCAACGCTGATGATGATTTCGCGCTTGGTTATTTCCATAAGCTATTCTCCAAATAAATCCTGCGGTGCGTCAACTGGTGCTTGATAATCCAACCGCTGAAATTTCAAAACCTCATAGCCTGTCCAGTCGAGGAAGATTCTTGCTGGAAACTTCTTTACATACCTGTTATAAGCTGTTACGGATTTATTGTAATTTCCCCGGTACTGGGCAAGCATGTTTTCGGTAATAGACAATTCATTCATGAGTTGCTTATAATTCTCATTGCTTTTCAACTCTGGATAAGCATATGTAACTGCCGCAATCACAGTATTTACATCTTCTACACTGTTCCCTTCGCTCATTCCATCTGCAAGTCCAGTCAATGTTTCTGATTCATGCCGATCATACTGTTTTACACAGTCTGCCAGATTATAAACCAAGTCAACCCTGCGTTTCTCCTGCACTTTAATGTCAGATTCAGCGGTATAGACCGATTCTTCAAGGCTGATCGCCCGGTTCTGTGCTGACTGCACTCCAAACACACACAACAAAACTACTGCCACTACTGCTCCTACAATAATCAATGGTAATTTCCAATTTTTCATAGTTTTTTTCCTTCCTTTAAATTTCAATTTACGGCAACATCTCCGGGAAATCATCGAAACTCATTTGTCCTGATACATTGTCGTCTTCCATCCACCACAAGAATACTTCTTCACCTGTCTTCCATCGCGGATTTTTCCCAGATGCTCTCATCTTATCAAGCATTTCCGAAAAGGCTTTGATATACTTTTTCTTGAACCCCGGAAAATCTGCGAACTCTTTCCAGCGTCCCTTCCCCGCCATCGGGCAGCCAACACACCCTACACGATGATAGCCACAATCATACAAAGGATTATATTCTATTTCATTCCCCCTTATAAAATCCCACACATCGGCATCTGACCACGATATAATAGGATTCACAGCCACCTTCCCTTTCTGGCGGCAGTGGTCGATTATATCTCTGCTTGCATCGTTGTCATTCGCCAGCATGACTCTATCTGCTTTTATGCTATCACTTGCCTTCTTTGTAATAGTTTCCACTTCGCTTCGTGTTGCACGCTTCCTGCTTTCTGCCCACCTTACTCCGGTCGTTATAACACGATTTTCTGCATTTTGCTCTTTCAAAACCTCACAACAATACCTCATCATTCTTGTGGGAGGCATACCTTTAATTGGGATTAACGACCACATATTTACCCGCTTCCCTTTGTAAGTCGGCTGTGTATACTCGCAACGTATTCCCTCTTTTTTGCACTGGTCAAATACCTTTCGGATATGCTGCATCGTCTGTGGCGCGTCAACTGTGGTGATGCTGTGCTGTACCACAAACGGTACGCCTGCTCGCTTGCATAGCTCCAAGACGACGTCCGAATCTTTTCCACCGCTATATGTGCATACAAATGGTTTCCCATAATATCGTTTCGACATGTCTGCTGCCATGCGAATCAAATATATTGCTTCCTCTTCTTTTCCCATTCCTCTACTCCTTTAAATGCTCATTTTCGCCTTTGCAAAATACATCTGGCTAATCACCAATCGTGAAAAAAATCATAGGCAACACCCCAGCAAAGGCTGAGAGTATTAACACATCTCCCATTCTGCTGGAGCGGTCCATACTAAACGCCAGAATAAATAGTATCAGCCAAGCCGCAGCCGCTATTATGCCCAACTTTCCTAAAATATCCTTTTTGTCCATTTTCTTATCCCTCTTTAATCAGGTCAGATTTTTTCGATTCTTCCCACGTCAGCCCTTCCAAGAGCTTCCTCCGTTAAATTCCAGTTTACCTGTCTATTATTTTTAAAATGCCAAACGAAAAGGCTACATATCCTTCTGCTAATCCGATAAATGCATCATCAAGCATATATTTAATTATTGCTTGGATTTCTCTGCCAGAATACTTAATATTATCCCATTCTTTTAAAACAATGCTGTCTCCAACCTGGAAATCTCTATCATCTTTTCTGATTTCGAATGTCTTTTTCCCATCCAAAATTGCTTCGAAATACTTAGGATATATTTTTAATTCGTGTGTTTTGCTCATACTTCCTCCACTAAACTTTAATTTACAACATTACCAGGTCACCCTTGTTGATAAGCGTACTGGCAATGCTTCTTGTTACATGCGTCATAATTTCAGCCTGTGAATGATTTTCTGCAGCATACTTTCTAACAGAATCCAAATCATAAGAAAATCCTGCATCGTCAAGGTACTGTCTGATAAACCGCTCATTGTCTTCCGCTGAAAGCCTATGTAACTCATGCTTTTCTGTAAATCTACGCTTCACTGCGGTATCGACATCATCTATGAGGTTTGTTGCGGCAATAATTACGTGGTCATTCGTAACGGAATCTAACAGCTGTAACAAGCATGTTGTACTTCTGGAAACTTCTGCGCTCGCTCCTCCTCCACCGTATTCCCTCTTTACTGCTAAGCTGTCTATCTCGTCTAACATTACAACGCATTGTTGCCGCCTGATGAAACTAAACAGATTAGTAAGATTCTTCGCTGTACCTCCAAGATAACTGTCAAGCATTCTTGAAAAATTCACATATAAATATGGCATTCCAAGCTTATACGCCACATACCTCGAAAAAGCCGTTTTTCCGACTCCACTCTCGCCATAGAGCAATGTTGCATTCAGATACGGGATCTGTTTCTCCATAAGCTGTAAACTCACATCGTTCATGTTCTTGATTAGCTCAAATAACTTTCTTTCATCCTGCGTTAAATAATATCTGTTTTCTAGGTAGGTATTCGTGAGATCTTCCATTGTTGCAAACTTTTGTACGTCCGGTGGCAGACTAATCAGGTTCATTCCTCTTAATCGCAACAGGTTTTTATATTTTTCCACGGCATGATGATTTTTCTGAGTAGTGTCCTCTGCGCAGCAACATAACGCTGCAGTCTTTGCTTTTGTAAAATCATTTTCGGCTACATATCTCACCAGATTCAATTGGCTTTGTGTCATTCCCATTTTCGCTTTTCCTTTTCTGTTTAATTTATGGTCAGATTTTTTCGATTACCTTCCGATACAGCTCTCTGTACTCTTCCAGCAGTGCTTCTGCTCTTTCCGCCCGGATCATCAGCTCCTGCACCTCTGCATCGCAACATTTTTGTGGATCCGCAGGAGCGATATTGCTCGGAATTTCCACTGGTACTTCCCGGACAACTTCTTTTTCTGTGATCTGCGGTTCAATCCCGATCGACGCTGCATGCTTGTTTTTAATATCTGCCAGCTGCTCATCTGTTACTGTACGGAGATATTCTTCAAAACTTCTGGATGGTACATAGTACATTCGATCGCTGGACCCGTACCGCAGCCCCTCGCAATTTACCTCAATGTCTGTGTGTACGCCTTCTTCCGCCAAGTGAATTACATACGCCATTGCCCCGTGGTCTGCTACCACCAGCACGATCTTCTCTGTCCCTGTGACAGTTCGTGTTCTCCAAACCTCTCCGGTTTTATTTTCTGTTCCCATATTCTTGTCCTCCTGCAGCTTCCTGCGCTTTATTCTCTCTTCTCTTGCTACCGCGATGATTGCCCGGCAGGCTGTTTCATCGCGGTAGCCCTCTGCGTTTTTATACATTTCTGATCTCCAATTATTACGCAAAACGCATCTGTCCTGACTTCTCTGACTGTATCCTATCCATCCTACAGATAGGCTGCCTTTTCGCTATACATAATTCTGGCAAATTCGCTTTTACCAGTGCTGCCGGTATAGGCGGGCATACAGCATTACCGCATCTTCTGACCTGCTCAGCTCTCGGGTATGCCTTGCCGTCACAGTCCCGGTCGATGATATAATCTTGTGGGAATCCTTGGCAGCCATACAGCTCTTTAGGTTCCAGCATCCGCAGACCAATGTCCACAATCTGGTACTCTGTCCCGTAGATCGTCACCAGTCCGAAACGATCCTGCGCTGTGATCGTGTCAAGCGGCTCTTTTATATCCTGTCCTGTGCCGGATCCGTAATACTTTGTCAAGAACGCTCTCACCTCTCCAAAATGCCCGTCTCCGCAAGTAATCGTATGTAGCGGTTCCCTTGCATCCTGCCCAGTGCCGCTTTTGTAGAATTTACTGATAAAGGACGTCACAAGCCCGTACCGGTTTGAACCGTCTACCGTCATAATCGGTGCCTCAATTTCCTGACCGCGCACCTCGTCTTTTGTTGTCTCTGAGTGGTACTGGATCAGAATAGGAATTTTTGTATCGTTTGATTCGTCCTTGATAATGAACGGTTCCGGATTGTCCAACACAAACTTTTTGATTCCTCTGCCGATTCTATCCATTGTCTTTTTGGCAAGCGGTCGCACTGCCCGGATTCCGTATTTCTCTTTAATTTCTTCCGATGTTTCGAAAATCGATGGGCACGGAAGGGAAAAGTCAAGTTGTGTATATGCTCCGGCATAAGGCTTAAGTAGTCCGGCTTTTACTTCTTCACTGTCTGCCGGTGCATGTGTTGGCTTAGGCCATACAATCGGTCTGCCGTCACATCGTGCAATTATAAAGAATCTCTTCCGCATGGTCGGCGCACCGTAATCGGCCGCAACCAATTCCTTAAACTGCACTTCATAGCCCAAATCTGTAAGCTGCTGCACAAACTTTCCAAAGGTTTTACCCTGTTTCGCCTTAATCGGATGATGCCCTCGGTTAAGCGGTCCCCAGGTCTTAAATTCCTCTACATTTTCCAACATAATTACTCTCGGTCGGACAAGTCCCGCCCACCGACAGGCTACCCACGCAAGGCCACGGATAAATTTATCCTTTGGCTTACCGCCTTTCGCTTTTGAGAAATGCTTACAATCTGGTGAAAACCATGCAAGGCCTACCGGGTGTCCATTGCATGCTTTTACCGGATCCACCTGCCATACATCTTCGCAGTAATGTATTGTGTTTGGATGATTCGCTTTATGCATCCTAATTGCTTCTGGATCATGGTTAATTGCAATATCTACGCTGTACCCTGTTGCCATTTCGATTCCGGTGGATGCTCCACCTCCGCCGGCAAAATTATCAACAATCAATTCTCCGTTTATCATTTTCTTTTAAGGAGCCGATGCGCATCTTCCCGGGAAGCTCCGTCTCCTTTCGATTTTTATTTACACCCTGCTGCCCCGCAGGAACGCATCCTGCAGCTCGCTCTTCCACGCCGGTTCTGCCTGTTCCTGCACACGCTCCACCATGTCGCACTGGCAAACAATCTCTGTTGCCCACTCCCGGATTTGCCGAAGCCCATCCGCATCCGGTGCGATACCTGCACGCCGTTCGATCGAGAGCGCCAGCTCCCTGATCCGGTTATCTGCCGCCATCCATACCGGTTCGGCATCCGGCGGCGTTTTAATCCATATTGCCATCATTATTTTCCTTCCATTCCCTATAAGACCAATGCTGCAAGCAATTCTGCAACAAAATTTCCAAACAGTACCGCAGCTGAAAATATTGCTATGTATGCAATAAGCTTTAGCATGCACTTTAACTCTTTCATAGCTCTTTTTTTACGTTCTCTCCGCTTTTCTTCCCAGTTTTGTGCTCCGTATCGCTTTTCATATTCTGTTTCTACGATGTACTCCCCTACGGTGTACACTGCGCAAAACAAGCCACCAGCAACCGCCGCAATGCCGATCGCGATAACCGCCGCAATGCCGATCGCGATAACCGCCCCAAAGAATGCTCTCATCAGCTTCTTACCTCCATCATGTTATTTTCTTCTGAGCGGCGCACATGCCCGCTCCCAGCTCTCTGCCCATCCATCCGGCTCCGCTCTCATAATCTCATAGCCATCCTTTGTTTTTACCCCGTGGTAAACCCGGCTGGCTATGGTCTCGCGGGACATGCCCAGCAAATACATAAGCTCTTTTGCTTTGTACCGTCCCTGGTACTCATCGTTCTTGTACAGGTCGTACAAGATTATCTTTCGTCCCATTCCGTTTTCCTCTCTTCCTGCACCACTGAGGACTGTTTGAAACCTTCTGCTCAATCAGTCTCATATCTGTGATGCACAGCCGCCGGTATCCGTCCTGTTTCTCCTTGCGGACCAGTACGCATGATTCGCAGCCATCACAATGCGGCAGCGTTGCCTTTATCCTGCTTCTGTAGTCCCGCTGCTTCTGCCGGTATGCTTCCGGATCTGCCTGCCGCTGCCGACGCTTTAACAGCGCCCTTATATCCGTGCCAGACATGATGCAGTCTGGATGCTGGCAGGCTTCGCAGACCGGATAGGCGCAATCCTTTGTTGCTCTCATACCCGCCTCACTTTCCCAGCAGGGCAGCTTCCAGGCTGTCCATGTCGTAGTCGTGTTTCATAAATTGGTTATACTGGTCAACGCTGGTCTGCTGCCGCTTTGGCGGTTTCGGCTTCTTGTACTTCTCTGGCAGATACTCGTCAAACTTCAGCTTTCGCAGAAAATTTTCCGCGTTCAGCACATATAGGGGCTGCGTCCTGCGTATCTGGCAAGCTTCTGCGTAGTTCTTCGCTGCTTGTACAAGATCATTCGCAGTTACACCCATCCGCAGTGTGTTTAAGTATTCCACAGCCACTCCCGGCAGGTCTGCCCCTGTTTTTGGGTAAGCTGCAGCAAAGTCCTCAAACCGCTCTGGTTCCTCGCGCGATATTGTTTTGGATTCGTATTCGGATTGGATTGGATTACGGGGACTATTGCAATCATCTGCAATCATTTGATTGCAATTGATATCAGATGATTGCAGATTCTCACAGTTGCTTTCTTCCGCTGGATATTTGCTTTTTTTCGCTCTAACTTGCTGGTGATCTCCCCAAGTTACCATGTGTAAGTACGGTCGTCCCTGAACGTAATATTCTCGGACCAAGCCTACAGACGTCAACTTCTGCAGGGCATCAGCAATCGTCTTATTTGTAATATCCTTTAGCGGAAAGCATGTCCCGCGGATAATCGCAGGTCTTCCGTCAAACCTTCCATAATCGTCGCAACTTACGATTAAGCGATAGAACAGGACTTCTTCAAACCAGGTTAATTGGTCAATCGTATCTGATCGGCAGATAGATTCTTTTAAAATCCTGTTTGGCATCTTATCCGCCTCCATTCAGGCTCGCAAGCCATTCATCCATTGTGATCTGGTTCTTTTCCAACTCATTTTCCCGTGGCTTCTTATCTTTTCGCAGATACCGTTTCGCTGCATCCACATTCATGCGATTCTCAGCAGTTCGGGAACTTTCTATCGCCATCCAGTTGCGAACCAGATTCTTTTCATCTTCCGCCGGTCTAAAATACCCTTTACCATCCTGTAGATTGATAATCAGCTCCGCATCGCAGTCGTTTTTATTTACTTCTGCGATCAGCCGCCGCACCATCCGATCACTCATGTGCATTGTGGTCTGCAGCCAGCGTCTGGAAACAGCATTTTTATGCCCGGTCGGGATGTAATCTAAAATATTCATGATCTTTCTCCAGTTAGGGATGCGCCGCTTGCCCCCGGCGCTGGGGAACAGGAGGTCACCCGTCATGCCCGTGATATATACTCCCCAACAAGTCGAATCAGTAGTTTCTTTCGCGCTTATTGCGCCAGTGTTTCAACTGTGTTAGGATTATCTAAAACCTTGTACCAGCCAAGTTTAATCCTCTTCCTTATAACATGTTTCACCACATTACCGGCTATCTCCGTATAACTCCATAAAATCTTCAAATCTCATGGTAACGAGCCAGCCGCAATTATTTTTTCGATGGAATACGGTCGGCTTCTCGTCTGTCTTTGCATCCGCAACAGACTGCGCCAAAGCATCATACAGGTTCAGACGCTCTACTCGCTTGCATTCGATGTGTATCCCTGGTAGCCCAACCACATCAGCGTCGCCGTTCGAACCACAGTATTGTTGTCCTCTGCGCGCTTCATAGCCGTATTCCTTCAGTTTCCGCGCAAGCTCTCGTTCTCCACTCGCGCCCTTGTTCCTGCTGTTCGTTTTCCTCATCCTCCTTGTAGATAATTCCATATACTTTATACATTTTTTGGAAGCTCTCCCTTCCACGCTGATGCGCGTTTGTGTGATGCTCCCGGCATAGGCATATCTTTCGATGGTCCGAATCGTCTAGGGTATTGCGGTTGTTTCCCATGCCGATAGCATCCCAATGATGTATTTCCCCATCTCTTCCGCATATCGCACATTTTTTATGCTTTATACAAAAATACAGGTATCGGTTAATATCATCGGTACGCTCCACAGCGTTATCCGTTAATGGGATTCCATTTTCCACCGCGTACTCCAATATGGTGTTAATAAACTCCCGCGCCGTATCCATAGAGCAGTCTGCAAGGCTAAAATATCCGCATCCTGTTTTCACGATATGTAAGTATTTCAACCACTCCTTCTGCTCCTCTGGAAGATAGCCAGTATAAGATGCTATGTCCCGGATCGTCGCATATGCCTTTTTACGCTGCTCGGCGGATATATGCCGTCCATCATCCAGCCGGATTTCTGCATCCTTAATCTTTTTTTTGCTGAGGACTTCGCCGAGGCCTTTAATCGGGACGGATATAATTAAGTCTGTCCCCTTGTCGGTGTCCTTGTACTTTTCTATCCTCACAAACGCATTCATGATTTCCCTTTGCCCCTTATGTCATACACAAAAGCCATTTTGTTAATGGAGGTATTTTTAATAGCAAGTGCCACAATCCGGGAATCTTTGTAGATGATCTGCGTGACATGGAAACGATCGTATGTCGTAAATTTAGGCTTTGTCCCGGATATTTGCACTTTATCAGATGGAATCCATATAAACGGCGCAGTATACAGCTCTCGCCCTATGCCCCAGTTAAAACAGGCGCGTTTAAAACTATCGGATGCAAGTCCTTTTTCCTTTGCCGAAAAGGATTCTATGCCCGTGTCCTCTTTTGATATCCAAAGTTGCTTCTCGCTGTCATAAATGCTTACGGTACAATTCGCATTATCCCGCGTATGCTTCCGCTCCCAGTTCATCGGGCCTACAGCCTCGTCGAGGATGTTCATGTCACATCTTGCATCCTTATACAGCAATAGTGAGCAGCCGTTCTCTTTTACTGTGGACACGCGGCATTCAATCTCATCCGCCCTCAGCTCTCTAAATTTATTCATGTCCGCCTCCTACTTAATCCGAAGATGCTCCCCGCGCTCCTTCAATTCAGCAAATGTGAGGGTTTTTCCTGCATTCAATGCCTCTCTAATCTTAGACGTGTCAGGGATTTTCTTCATGTAATCGTCTGGGACTGCCGTATCATCCACTTCCATCGGAGCGACGCCGCCGTTTTTGCAGATTGCAAACGAGTAGAGGTTTGTTTTAAACTTCTTCCGGTCGCAAAGTACCATTGCTCTCTTTAGCCTGTCTTTCAGCATCGCGCTCCGTCCGTGTAACTGCTCCGCGCGCGCCGCAAGGCGATCAGCTTCTTTTTCAAACTTCGCGGCTTCCGCATCCAGCTCCGCCATAATGATTGCGTAATTCTCCGCCTTTTCTTCTAGTTCGCCGTCCATGCCGTCCAGCGTGTCTTCGATAACCTTCATCTCCAACTCATCCGCTGATTCCATCATTTCATATAGTTCCAAATACTGCCCTGTGATCTCATATAATGTGCTCATCTTCTTTGTTTTCCTCCTGTTCAATCTCCTGCGTTATCCGCATTATTCTTCTCAGGCGCTTATGCGCCTTTAATTCAGTTCCCGTATCCAGGCTTTCATTGTATTCATCTATCGGCTGTTCTGTATACATGTTACTCATCCTTCCACATGTCGCGGAATTTATCAAAAAACTCATTCACGGCCTTATTCATCTCTTCCATCTCTGGTATCGTTTCATTTTTTTTCTTACATGCTTCTATCATGCCAACGTAAAGCGTTTTTTTCATGATACTCTTCGCATCTTCATACGATACCCCAGCATCTAATAGGCTTTTCGTTACCGACGCAGACGCTACTGCAAAATCTCTAAGGACGTTCAACCCCGTCCCCATAATTCTCACTTTGCCATCTTCTGATAAAATCATTGCATTCTCTCCATTCCCGCCTTATACTAAAGGCGTAATATTTTTCATTGGCGCTGGTACTTTGGTCGGTTCAGCGCCTTTTTCTTTTCCGGCTTCTTAATTCTTCTTCGCGTGCCGCGCACAGCACTGTTGCCACAAAGCAGCCGGCGGCGGCGACCGTCAGTACCGTCGGCGTGATCATCATGCCAAACGTCTCCCACATGATCAGGGCTGCCATGACCAGCGTTGTTCCAGCCATCATACATATATCAGACTTGTCCATCTTCACTTTCATCTCCTTTCCGGCTGGATAATCGCCCACCTCAGCGCCGCAGCTGCTTCGGCATCGCTCTTACCTCCTCCCTTTCTTTTTGCTGTACCATACGGATGCTATTATCAGTAGAGTAAGCTCAACCGCTGCCCCTACTATTACTCCGCACCAAAACGGCGATATCCACACCATTTCTCACCTCCTCTCCCGAACATCTGCAAAATCTCGTCATCTGTAAAATGTAATACCCTGTCGAGCGCCCATATCTCTCCCAACCGGATTGTTTCACCCTCTGCTTTCCGCTTTACGAGGGTGTTTCTGTTAATGATGTTCCGGCGGTCAAGGTCCTTTCCTGTCAGCCCGCTGCGTGCCAGTCCAACATTGATGACGCGCCGGACGGCTTCTTTGCGATCTGCATACACCCCAAGTGCTTTTGTTTTCGGCATCTCTTTCACCTCCACATCCAATATAGATTTGATAAAATCAGCGCGGCCATCGTGATTTCCCACGCTATGCGCCATCTCTTTGTCTCCTGCTTTGCTTCTTCGATGATCTCTACTGCAAAGCTGTCTTCTCTTTCGTTAATAACCATACCTCCTGTCTCTTGCTTCCTGCTTATCCCCGTCCTATACTGTACTCACAGGCTCCTGCCAGAGCCGAGTACATAGAAAGGAGCGTTCAGACGTTGGAATTATCATCGAGACTCTATCATTGCCATAAAATCAACAAAAACGTAACTATTCTTGAGGATTACGAGATTGTTGAAGGCAAGAAGCGCCTAGTGCGTTGCTCATGTCCATATCATGAATACAAGGATAAGAAGCCGCACTGTGATGGGAATACGGAGTTTGGTTTTCCGTGCAGTTATGCAAAAAGTCAATAACCAAACTAACAAGCTCATCACATCTCTCGCTTGGAGATAGGTAACAATAAAGCCGTAAGTCGCATTTGCAGCAATCCCCAGACATATCTTTGCAGTGCTTGCTGACGGCTTTATTAAATTCCACTGCGTTCATCATTCGCTTTCTCACCTCCCCTCTTCGCCGCTTACTGCTTTTTCCAAATCCCTGCGAACCCGGAAAGCGTTTGCATTGGAAAGCAGCACTGCCCGATCTTCCTTCGGAAGAAGCAGGAGAATTGAAACAAATTCCTTGATTTCTTCCTGTTCATCCGCTGTTATTACGTCTTTCAACATGTTCACTTTTATCACCTCGCTTTGTATCTTATGACACAATTATACGTCCCATTGACACTCTTGTCAATAACTATTTTGTTGACAATGGCACTTTTTTCTGATATGATAAGTGTAAAGGCAGGAAGGTGGTGATAGATAATGAAAGAACGCTTGAAAATATTGAGATCAGAACTTGGATATACACAAGAAGAGTTTGCAAAACGACTTGGCTTAGCAAGAAACAGCATTGCAAATTATGAAATTGGGCGGCGCGAACCTACAAATGCTATCATATTCTCAATATGCAGAGAATTCGGCGTAAATGAAGACTGGATCAGGAATGGGAATGAACCGATGTACCTACCTGCAAGTGACAAACTGGAAGGATACCTCGGACAGATCTCAAAGGGCGACGACACCTTTATAAAGGACTTGATAGAGGTATATATGGAGCTTGACGAAACATCAAAGGAAGCGCTGCGGAAAATCGCCTATGCAATGGCAACAAAATATAAGGAAAGGGAGCAACCTTGAAAGCTGCTCCCACCCCTTACTTTTCGATGAAAACTTTAACAAATGAATATATCTTTTTTAAAAAGACCTCATTGTTAATCTCATCGACCATATTTTTAATGAGCTGTTTATAATCCATCGTGCATCCCTCCCAAATACGAACATTTGTTTGATTATATATTAGCACAAAGATATATATATTTCAACAGATGCGGGCAGGGAAACGCGATGAAGCGTCAAGCCTGCGCGACAAAAAACGACAGACTGCGCAGGTTTTGACAGAATGTTACACATGGTTATATCGCTGCGGCGATTAACACATAAATACAATATGAGGAGGATAAGATTATGGCACTTATCACATGCCCAGAATGTGGGAAAGAAATCTCGGATCAGGCTTCTGTCTGTCCAAACTGTGGCGCTCCGGTTGCAAAAAAATTCTGTCAGCACTGTGGAGAACAGATTGACAAAGATTGCGTGATCTGCCCTAAATGTGGGAAGCAGGTGCAGGAATCAGGGCAGTCGAATGTTGTGATCAACAACTCGGCAAGCTCAAGCTCTTCTGCAAGCTCTTCTGCAAGCTCTGCTTACAACCGATACCGGACAAAAGTTGCCAAAAACAAATGGGTATCGTTGATCCTCTGTATATTCTTAGGATGGATAGGCGCACACAAATTTTACGAAGGCAAAGTCGGCATGGGAATTTTATATCTTTTCACGTTTGGCTTATTTGGAATTGGATGGATTGTTGATATTATTTCTATTATTTTCAAGCCAAATCCCTACTATGTTTAATAAAAAAAGAAAGCCCCGATGCTGGTAACACCGGGGCAATAAAGAAAACTATACAGCACGTGAGGTGGTGGTATGTTTTCCCTCGCAAGAAAAGTATACCACAGCCTCCTACACCTGCATAGGTGTATTTTTTATACCTAAAAGGAGGATTAACTATGGCAACAGCAAAAAAACTCCCGTCTGGATCATGGAGATGCCGTGTTTACGACTACACAGACGAAAACGGGAAAAAACACTATAAATCATTCACGTCTGACAATCCAAAGCCCGCAGGAAAGAGAGAGGCTGAGGCTGCCGCCGCTGCTTATGCAGTTTCAAAAAAAACTGCTGCTCCGCGTTCCTTAACTTTCCAGGCAGCCCTTGAGGCCTACATCGAAAAAAGGTCTGTCGTGCTGTCCCCTTCCAGCGTCCGGGAATATAAACGCGCCAGGAAAAATTATAAGGACTTGAAAGATATCCGAATAGATGACATAACCCAGGAGGATATCCAGAGGCATGTCAATGCGTTTACCGAAGGGCACTCCCCGAAGAGCGTCCGGGATAACCACGCTCTAATCAGTGCCGTATTAAGGGAGACGCGCCCCGATTTTGCACTGAACACCGTTCTCCCGCAGAAGATTCGACCGCAGCTCTATGTACCGACAGATGATGATATAAAAAAGGTTATGGAGGCAGCCAAAGGGACAGAAATGGAAATCCCAATCCTACTGGCAGCCTTCGGCCCCATGAGGCGCGGGGAAATCTGTGCGCTTGACCGAAGTGATATAGCTGGGACACGCGTCCATGTGCACCGCAACATGGTTCTAGATGAAAACAGAAAGTACATTATCAAATCCCCAAAATCATATGCTGGAGACCGTTTTATAGATTTTCCCTCCTTTATTACGGACCAGATTCCAAAAGGCAACGGCAGAGTGACGGAACTCAACCCGAATATGATCACCCAACGATTTAACCACGTCCTAAAGCATGCTGGAGTGCCGCACTTCCGATTCCACGATTGCCGGCATTACTGCGCGTCTATCATGCACGCAATCGGGGTTCCAGATGTTTATATTATGGAGCGCGGCGGCTGGGGGAATGATGGGACATTAAAAAACGTCTACCGCCATGCGATGGAAGACCAGCGCGAAAAGATGTCAAATAAGACCAACGGTCATTTTGACGCGATGTTCAATTCTCTGTAAGCGTGTCATATTTCGTGTCATACTGTTGTTTATTTTAATATTTTAACGTACATATATATACTTTTAATAATATTACTATATATCCAAGAAATGCTTTAAAATCAGCATTCCCAGCAAATAAAGGAATTTCAAAGCATTATGCAAACCAGTTCAAGTCTTGTCACTCCGACTAAAAGAACCTTGAGAGATCAAGGTTCTTTTTGCTTTGTGTCATATTTCGTGTCATACATCATCAAAAAATAAAAAGCTGAGAGGACTTTGCTTGCCCTCTCAGCTTATGTCTTTATTCTGGTTTTCTTTTATTCGCCACTTTTCAAAATCTCCGTTTTTTACTGCTTCTTCCG